GGAAGATATTATCCTTTTGGGTGGTTTAGCGCTTCAAGTTGCTATGACGAAGCCTTATCAGCCGACCGGTTTAGGATACTCGATGATGGAGATCTGGAGATTAATCCATTCAAAGGCTGAAAAGTATTCTCGTAAGCTTAGTTACTTTAGTGATAAGGAAGGTAAGACACGAGTGATTGCCATTCTTGATTATTGGACTCAGACAGCATTAAAGCCTCTTCATGATGCTTTAATGGGTATATTGAAGAATATACCGTCTGATTGTACCTTTAATCAGGATGATTTTCAATCGTCTCTACCTTCTACCGGTCCATACTATTGTTATGATCTCTCCGCAGCAACAGACAGAATGCCTGTTGACTTTCAGGTTAGTGTTTTAACTAACTTGATTGGGAGGGACCATGCATTAGCATGGAAACGCTTGCTAGTAGGAGAAGCCTTTGTGAACAAAGACTGTGACCATCCGATATATTATCGGGCGGGACAGCCGATGGGAGCATACTCCTCTTGGGCCGCGATGGCTCTAAGTCATCATGTAATGGTTCAATTATCAGCAATTAATGCTCAGGTTGTGAAACCTGGACATTATTTTTCTGATTATTGTCTATTAGGTGATGATTTAGTTATAGCCAATCGTGAAGTAGCTCTCCAATATAAAATCTTATGCTCTCAGCTTGATATGCCTATCTCTGATGAAAAGACTCTAGTATCTGAAAAGATGCTTGAGTTTGCCAAAAGGATAGTTATATCAGGTACTGAGGTATCGGGTTTTAGTATCGGGGGTTTCCTTGAGACTTGGAAGAAGTATTCACTTCTTCATGAGTTTCTGAGAAACCAAGCTACTCACGGATGGAACTTGCCTATCTCTGAGCACCCAGACTTGATCCGAGCCACATTTAGTTTCTTTAAACGTCCTGCGCAAGCAGAGCGGATAATTAAACTATATATGGTTTATCACTATATAGGGAACTTCATCAGTAAGGTTACTGATGAGGCCTCTATATCCTGTGACCGTATTAATGCAGGACACTCGTTAAGAGTGTCTGTACATCAATACTTCCACAGAACTTTTCCTTTATGGGAGTTTATTTCGACTCCCGAGATGTTGAATCTCCTCGTTGATTTTATCAAAGAGATGAAGTTAAAGATAGCGATTTCGGATGTTGAGAGGTTGTTCGAGAACCGGGACTCCATAGTTAAAACTATGGATGACCAGGCTCTCAAACACCTCCCAAGCTTGAATGTCCAGTTATACCAAGCTCTAAGACGTGAGACGCTACCCG